TGACATCGGTGTGTGCCGCCTCGCCTCACAGTCAGAGGCGGAGAACGCGCTGCTCTACAGTGACGCTGATCGCGCAGAGGCGTCGTTGCTGGGCATCGATCTCATCGATACACTTGGTTACGGTACGCACCGATCGATGACAAAAGTGGCGGAGGCGATGGACGGGCACAAGATGATGCCCAACATCCGCCGACCTGAAGGTAAGCAGAAGCTGTTCCAAATGTTCGAGGATCGCATCTCATGTGAGAACGGCTACGTCACGATGGTGGACACGGCAACGAAGGATAAGCAAACATGGTCACTCATTTTAGAGGAGGGAATTGGTAATGACTAAACGACCGACTGGTATGTGGATTAGGTGGTCTGACGGATCTATGACGTATGATACTCACACCGTTAGATCGAAGTCAGAAAAATTTATCTGTCGCTGTCTGTTGCCCAGGATACTGCGCCAAATTGATCTAACGGTTAGATCGGTTGTTAGATGGTGTCAGACATGCATGAAAGCCTTGGTGACTAAGGCTTACGATCTGTCTAACGATCTACCCTCTCTAAAGAGAGCTGGTCCGCTTGAGGGCAGACCGCCCTCTGGAGCGGCAACCAAGAAAAATTTAAAGAAGGAGAAATGATATGGCGATGCAAATCTTAGGTATTGATCCTGGCATTACGGGAGGGGTAGCGGTGATCAGTGCAGAGGGTATCCGACCGCCAATGATCGAGGACGGAATGCGAATGCCGCTCACGTCGCATCGAGGCAAGCGGATCGTTGATGGAGTTAAGCTGAACGACTGGCTTGAGCGGTTCGATATCGAGGCCGCCGTCGTCGAGCAGGTCAACGGTCGCCCCGGTCAGGCGGGCGTTTTTCAGTTTGGCAGGGCGACTGGTGCAGCCGAGGCGATAGCCATGTTACACGCCGAGCGCATGAGCTGGGTTACTCCCCCGGTTTGGAAACAGCACTTCGGTTTGTCGAAGGACAAACAACAGTCCATCGATGAGGCACGCCACAGGTTTGGCAATAGCTACTGTTGGGACAAGAAGGCGGACAATGGTATAGCCGAGGCGGCCCTGCTCGCACAGTGGTATCTGGACAAACGTGTCTAGACGGGTGTAGGATCTCGCCCATGGCGAAGTATAAATATGTCTACGGGTTGTGCGATCCTCGAAACCCAGTGCAGCCCATATTTTATATTGGGAAGGGAAGTGGTGACCGTAAGGTTCAGCACTTTCGTAATATCCCTAAGGCGCTGCAAGGTGCTCCGGCCTCTGAGAAGTATAAGATTATTGAGGCTATCAAGGACGCCGGTCTTACACCCAGCGTTGTGATCTTCAGCCACCATGACACAGACGACGAAGCCTACGCCGCCGAGCAGGCGATGATTGAGAAGCTCGGGCAGGAGAACCTCACTAACCAATCGAAAGGCGGCGAGGGCGTGACGACTAAAGGTAAAGGTGCGAAGCCTAAGTTCACTGAGAAGATGGAGAAGTTCTGTCAGCTCATGGTGGCTGGTACAAACGGGTCAGCGTCTGACTGTTATCGTCTAGCGTACAGTCCGAAGCGAGCTACTAAAAAGAGTATCAATGAGATGGTTTCAGAGCTGATGCGTAACCCCAAGATAACCTCAAGGCTCGATGAGTTGCGTCAGCCTGTTATTAGGAAGACACGATACGATCTTGAGTGGTGTCTCACCCGACAGAACGACGCAGCTAATCTCGCCGAGGAGACGGGTAACGCGGGCGCGCTGACGGGAGCGGTGAGAGAGATCGGGAAGCTGTCTGATGTGTACCCGGCTGACAAGCTCAAGCTCGATGTCGATACCGACGCCTTGGTACTTCGTATTCAACAAGGACGAGCGAGGCTTAATGAGTTCGATGAGTGACATAGCTGGAACCTGCCCTATGTGTGGGTGCGACAAGCCAAAGGTATTTGTGCACGGACATTATCAGTGCGTCGATTGTAAGTGCGTAGCAGATGGCGATTGCTGCTCCGGTGAGACAGCAGACCCCATCAAGGGAGAGAAGGATGATCTGTCGTAAGTGCGGGGGGATACTGCCCTCAAACCACGACGACCCCGACCCGATACACTCTGACTGTTATCAGGCCGAGGTCGATTACTTGAAGTACGAGGAGCAATTTAAACAGGGGGCAGCCGATGTCGATGACGGCAGCGTTTGATGAAAATACCGGCGGGGTGCATGGCACCAAGAAGCATCGATGGGGCAAGCCGATGCCGGGGGCGGGCCCGATGCCGGTTTGTGTTGTGTGTGGTGAGAAGGAGACAACGATCACAGCGCATGAAGAGTGCGTTGGCCGACCGGCCGACGGCTTGGCGGTGACGGCACATGACTACGAGCCTACCTGACGCCGAGCTGCAACTGGCCGACTTGATGGCCGAGTGTTATGCAGATCCTTTGAAACATGTTCTGGTTAGTTACCCCTGGGGTGAACCGGGGACACCGCTCGCCGACCGCGACGGGCCGTCAAATTGGCAGCGTGAGTTCCTCATCGATCTCGGGGAGCGTGTGAAGGCCAATAAATTTACAGGCAAGGAGCCGGTGCCCCCACTGACCTTCTCAACTAGTTCGGGCCACGGCATTGGTAAATCATGCCTATGCGCTTGGCTCATCATGTGGATCAGAGATACCCGCCCCCAGAGCTTCGGTACGATAACGGCTACCACAGCCGAGCAGCTCCGTAGCCGTACCTTCGCCGAGGCCTCTAAATGGAACGATATGTCATTGACCAAGCACTGGTTCCAGCTCAACGCGGGCACCGCAGGCTCGCTGAATATGTATCACAAGGATGACAGGACGTGGGGGTGCATTGGCCAGACCTGCCAAGAGAATAACAGCGAAGCCTTCGCCGGTCAGCACCGTGACACCTCGACGTCGTACTACATATTCGACGAGGCATCAGGCGTGCCTGATAAAATCTTCGAGGTGCGCGCGGGCGGCCTTGTCCGGGGGGAGGGGATGTCTTTCGATTTTGGCAACCCCACCCGGAACAGTGGCCGCTTCTATGAGAACATGATGGGCAGGCACAAGCACCGCTTCGTCAAGCGGTTCATCGACAGCCGCGACGTGGAGATGACCAACAAGGAACTATTCGCTGAGTGGGAGCGTGACTACGGGGCTGAAAGTTCGTTCTTCAAGGTTCGCGTGCGCGGCCTGTTCGGCGATGTATCAGACATGCAGTTCATCCCACGCTCCGACGTAGACAAGGGGATCGGTCTCGATGTCAGCGTGACGCCAGCCGATGCTCTGGTCATGGGTGTCGATGTTGCACGCTTCGGCGACGATGCGTCGGTGATCTACTTCAGGCAGGGACGTGACGCCGAGAGCCAAGGGCTGCATATCTATCGGAGCGTGGACACGATGACCTTCGCCTCCGAGGTCGCGCGCCTCGCCGCCGAGAAGAGACCCGCTGCCGTCTTCATCGATGGAGGCGGCGTCGGCGGCGGTGTGGTGGATCGATGCAGGCAGTTAGCCCTCGATGTCATCGAGATTAACTTCGGTGCGAAGGCAACCCAGAAAGGCTACGCCAACATGCGATCTCAAATGTGGGGCAACATGCGTGACGCCCTGCGTGATGGCATCAGGCTGCCGGACCATGATGACCTGCGCTCCGACCTGACGTCACTTGAGTACGGCTACAACTTACGCAACGACGTCCAGCTTGAGCGTAAATCTGACGCTAAGAAGCGCGGGGTCGCCAGCCCCGACATCGGCGATGCTCTGGCTCTGACCTATGTCTTGCCCGTGGCTCCAAACCGATCAGGCTATGACGGCGGGCAGTACACCTCCACCCAACATGACTATGAGCCTCTGTGACCCCTCTGAGTGATTGCGACTAGACGGCAGGGTATCTTCTGTGGTAGAGACGTCGGTCATGGATGCGCTTGTAATATTCTCCAGCGAGAATAATCACCCGATGTCATGGCTCTTACACAAAGAGCGTCGGCACGCTTGGTGTGCAGTACGAGACACTGAGCGAGGACACTGGCTCAGTTATGATTGGGCACAGGGCATTCCGCACATGCGTTGCGAGGCTGCATCGGACTTCGATCTCAAATCATTCTATCAAGAGCAGGGCTTCGAGGTCGTCGAGACTACGGTCGGCACGACGCCGCCTCATGGACCGCTGCAGTGGAACAACTGTGTGGGCCACATCAAAACAATCCTCGCCATGAATACATACGCTCTTGTCCCCAATGGATTGTACAAACATCTCACCCGAAGGAGCCGCCCCATGTTTTCTTTCCTCCGTTCATTCTCATTCATCCCAGGCTTTGGAGGGGGCGGCAACCCGCCTCCGCCTCCACCTCCTCCGCCTCCTCCGCCAGTGGCTAAGAAGACTGACATCGCAGTTCAGAAGGCGAGAGCCGATGAGATCAAGCGGGCCAAGCTAAAGGCAGGGCAGGCCGCTACTGATAAAACGAAGGGTCTTCTCTCCAGCGAAGACGCAGCCACGGCTAAAAAGACACTGCTTGGAAACTAGGCATGGCAGCTACATTTGCACATGGGATGAGGTTCATTATGACAGGTGGCAACGCTGTCGATGCGAAGGTGCTCAAGGATAGAGCGCCCCGTCATGTCGTGAAGACGCCTGCTCCCCAGCAAAATGCACGAGTTATTGTGCAGCCAGTTAGAGTACATAAGCCAGCGGATAAGCGTAAAAGGGGAATGGGGACGACGTCCAGTACCACGTCCAGTCCGCTGACCACAGGCAAGCGAACTTTGTTAGGATAAACAATGCCTCTGATCTCGCCCGAGACAATTCAAAACAGCCTGCCGCCCAAAGGCAAACGATCAACCGCACTGCGCCGGTATCTCAAACTGGAGCATGATCGTACATCCTGGCGTAGCCACTGGATGGAGCTGTCTGACTACTTGTCTCCTCGGCGAGGTCGCTACCTCATGGAGAAGCAAAGCACGCGAGGTAGGAAGCGTAACAATAACATCATCGACAACACCGCGACGCAGGCCGTGCGGACATTGGCAGCCGGGCTAATGTCCGGCATGACCAGCCCGGCCCGGCCATGGTTCCGCTTTGGGACGGCTGACCCAGACATGATGGATCACGACGAGGTCAAGGTTTACATGTCCGAGGTCGAAGGCATCTGTCGCTCGATCCTCCACAAGTCTAACTTCTATAACACGGCCTACAGCGTCTACACCGAGCTGGGTAGCTTCGGCACTGCCCCGCTCTACCGGCAGAGGAGCTTCGATAGTGTAATTCACTTTCGTCCCTTCACGGCTGGTGAGTATGTCATGGCCGAGGACCACTTTGGTCGTATCGATACTATAGGGCGCAGTTTCACAATGACCGTCGCGCAAGTCGTGGGCAAGTTCGTTATACAGCCAGACGGCAAGTTCGATTGGAAGGGCACTAGTAAGGCGACCCGTGATTTGTGGGACAAGAAGAACTACGACGAGCTGGTCCCCGTGATCCATCTCATCGAGCCCCGCCATATGAGTGATCGCGATATGACAAAGCCAGACCAAGTGAACATGCCGTTCAAGTCGCTGTACTTCGAGGAAGGCGGCACAGGGGACGACGTCTTATTCGAGGGGGGCTACGAAAAGCTGCCGGTGTACATTCCCCGATGGGACGTTCTCAGCGGCGACATCTATGGACGCAGCCCCGGCATGGATTGCCTCGGCGACATCAAACAATTACAGCACCAACAGAAACGTAAAGCGCAGGCCATCGATAAGATGGTCAACCCTCCCATGACGGCACCGACTAGTCTCAGAGGCAAGCCTTCGACTGTGCTGCCTGGAGGCACAACCTACCTAGATCCGACGCAGGGCGGGCAGGGATTTGTACCGGCGTATCATGTGCAGCCCAGGCTCAATGAAATGATGTTGGATATTCAAGAGGTGCAGGAACGTATTCAGCGAGGCTTTTACGCCGACCTCTTTGCAATGATGATCAACTCAGATCGTCGCAACATCACGGCTCATGAAGTGTCCATCAAGTACGAAGAAAAGCTGGTCTTGCTTGGGCCTGTGTTACAGAGGCTCAACGTCGAGCTGCTTGATCCGTTGTTAGACGACGTGTTCAGTTTTGCTCAGGATGCGGGCCTCCTCCCTGACCCTCCTGACATACTGGCGGATGCCGATCTCCGTATTGAGTACATCTCACTCTTGGCACAGGCCCAGCAAGCCGTGGGGGCGAGCGCCATCGAGCGCACAATGGCCTTTGCCGGTAACATGGTCGCAGTCTTCCCAGACATCATAGACAACGTCGATGCTGATAAAGCACTGCGTGATTATGGTGAGATTGTCGGCGTTGCTCCTGACATGATGGTGGACAGCGCCAGCGTTGAAGAGGCACGCAAGGCGCGGGCGCAAGAGCTGCAGCAACAACAAGCTATGCAGCAGGCAGGGCAGATGGCACAAGGAGCGAAAGTTCTGAGTGAGGCTGATACCCAAAACCCCAACGCGCTGACTGACCTGCTTGGCGGAGGTGCCACGGTATGAGCGCCCAACCATTCTATGACGCCAACAACCCAGAGCACGTTCGCAAAGCCGAGCTGAAGCAGGAGGATGTCGATAAGGATATCGAGTTCATCCTGTCAAAGGATCGTGGTCGTCGTTGGCTATACAATTTGATCTGGGGGCAGGGACACATCGCCTCCCCTAGTCATATGCCGGGGGATGTGCAAGGCACGGCCTTCAACGAAGGAGCGAGGAGCTTCGGTGTGGCAGTCCACGAGGAGATCAGGAAGGCCAGCCCGAAGATGTATATGAAAATGCTAGAGGAGAACCATTTCAATGAGTGACGAAACAGACGTAGCTGAAGACGTTGTCGAGGAGGCGACTGAAGCTAAGGAACAAACCACTGAGGCGAGCGAGACGCCGTCCAGTGAAGATACCAAAGTCCTGCTGTCGGGTGACGGGGATGACGGAGCCGACGGTGCTGTGCCAGAGAGTTATGAGTACACGCCGCCGGAGGGTGTCGAGATTGATGACGACACTCAAAGCCGCTTGGAGGCGTTTGGCGATGCTGCGAGAGACATGAAGCTGTCGCAGGATCAGTACCAATCCCTTATCGATTATGATACCGAGCGGACGGCGAAACTCGTTGAGGCGGGTGCCGCTGCATACACTGACCGCGTGAATACTTGGGCGGATGCAACGAAGACGGATACAGAGCTTGGTGGAGAAGACCTCCAGCGCAATTTGTCCGTCGCAAAGCTGGG